AAGCCATGCCAGATGATGTTAAAGAAGAGGATAGTATTATGGCATATAGAAACTATTATAAATTATATAAAGAACATTTAGCAACATGGACTGACAGACCACCACCAGAGTGGTATAGTTTATGAGTATAAAGGAGTAAAATATGAGTGGTAACCCAGAACTTAAAAAATTAAGAAGTGATATTTTAAAAACATCATCAGCTTGTGCTAATGAGCTTTTAAGTAAACAACTATTACAGATAGAGAAAACTTGTTATCGTATTGAAAGAGATACAATAGAGTTAAATAAGAAAATGAAAGAAGTGGAAAAAAGGTTAGACGGACAAGTATTGATGTCGGCTAATGGGAGTGATTCATAATGCCTACTTATAGATTTTTAAATCTAAAAAGTGGTATAGAATATGAGGACTTTATGTCTATTGCAGATATGGAGAAATTAAAAAATAATAAAAACATAAAATTATTACCACCTAAAACTGTGAATATAGTATCGAGTGTTGGTAGTATTGATAGTAAAACAGATAGTGGATGGAAAGAGGTAATGTCTAAAGCAGCAGAAGCTCATCCTAATAGTCCACTTGCTGATAGATATGGTAAGAAAACTGTTAAACAATCACAGATAGATAGAGTGAGAAAAAAGCATATGGACCGTAAGTCTAAAGGCGGAGGAAGATAAATATAACTGATACTATCGAGTAAACTACAACACGCCAGGCGATGGTCAATAAGTTGAGTAGTCAATCCGATAATGTATCTAAAGTGTGTGTAGCTACACCAATTAAAGGAAATATATATGGCAGACTTTGATTTTTTAGAAGGTTTTGATATGGATGGCGATTGGGGTTTTACCTCGGTCAAAGAAAAACCATCAGAAGAACAATCTAAACAAACAGAAACAGTAGTAAAACAAACGGCGGAGGGTACTGCTAAGGCGGTCTCAAGCGATATTGTTAATAGATTAGAGAGTAAACTAGATAAAGTTTTATCCTCAATCAACGCTACTAAAACGGCGGTAAACGAAAAGAATCTAACCGAATTAGATATTGCTAAAAAGCAAATGGATGATGAGTATGATTTAAGAAAAGATAATTTGGGTAAAGAACAAAAAGTAAAATATGCTCAATTAGAAAAACTTATTATACCACTACTAATTAAATTAGCAAAATCACCAGAGGCCTACATACATTGGCCTAACAGAGCTCAAGTTATTGAAGCTCAAGTTAAAAAGATAATAGCAATCACAAGGGGAAAATAATGAAAATAAATTATGACAAATGTTTAGAGACTATATTACATCACGAAGGTGGTTATGTAAATCACCCAAAAGACCCAGGCGGCGAAACAAATCTAGGTGTAACCAAAAGAGTTTATGAAGAACACGGTGGCACTAAAGATATGAAAGAATTAACAGTTGAAGATGTTGCACCAATATACAAAAAAGGTTATTGGGATAAAATGAAAGGTGACGATTTACCTGGTGGTTTGGACCTATGTGTGTTTGACTTTGGAGTAAATGCAGGACCAGGTCGTGCAGCCAAATATTTACAAACACAGATTGGTACGGTCGCAGACGGTGGAATAGGTCCAAACACTTTAAAAAAACTTAACGATTATGTTGATGAACATGGTATAGAAGATACTGTAAAAGAATATCAATCTAAACGACAAGGGTATTATGAAAGTTTATCCACTTTCTCTACTTTCGGTAAAGGTTGGACTAGACGAGTTGAAGAAACTACCAAATTAGCGCTTGACATTATCTAGAAAACCTGTTATAATATAAGTTAAGTTAATTAACAGGAATTATTATGAACAAAATGAATGCCTTTTTAAAGGACAATTACGACATGAAATCTTTTAGTCATGTCCCACTAACAACTGAACTACCAGAAATACATACTGAAACTATAAAAGGTAAACGCTTTTATATTACACCAGAAGGTAAAAAGTATCCTTCAATTACAACAGTTTTATCAGGTAGAAATAGTGAAGGTCTAGTTAAATGGCGTGAGTCAGTTGGTAATGATGTTGCAAATCAAATAATGAGAAGTGCAGCTAAAAGAGGAACTGCTGTACACCAATTAGTTGAAGATTATTTAAATAATATCGAACTATCTAATCAAGATGTTTTACCTACAGCTCTATTCACATTATTAAAACCCGAATTAGATAATATAAATAATATTAGAATACAAGAAGGCGGCCTATATAGCGACAATTATGGCGTTGCAGGTCGTGTAGATTGTATTGCTGAATATAAAGGCGAATTATCTGTAATAGATTTTAAAACCTCTACTAAAGAGAAAAAAGAAGAATGGATAGAAAACTATTTCATTCAAGGTTCTGCTTATTGTGAAATGTATGAAGAACGATTTAACCAACCGATAAATAGAGTTGTAATTCTTATAGTAACCGAAGATGGCGGTATACAAACTTTTACAAAATCAAAGGATGAATATTTACCTTTATTAAAAACAGCGATAAAGGAGTTTAAGGAAAACAATGAAACAAACACTTAAAAGTATTCTTGGTATAGGAGCGATTGCATTATTCTTTTATATATTATTTTCTGTTCTAAATTTTGCACAGGCAGGAGGATTACTTGCAAACACACCAACGCCAAATACTGAACCAGAAAACGGAATACCACAAATAGAAGAACCTAAATTATACGATTTAAATAGATTAATATTACAACAAATACCTGTTTATTGCGGTGATACAACCTTTATGTTTAAGACATCAGCTGAATTAATGCTAGAATCTCAAATATTAGTAGGTGAAGTTAGACAACACGGACAACCTTTGGGTGAACTACTAGGTATTTTATCTTTTGGTCATAGTGTTGAAAGAGACACAGGTACTTTTTTTATGACAATACCAGGAGTAGGACCAGGCGGTGAAAGTTTAACTTGCATATTAGGTTTTGGTACAAACTGGACTTTTTTTAATGATGATGGAAGTAAAATCGTCATAGGGAATTCTCTGTGAAGGTAATGAGAGTAGGCAATAGGGACTAGGGGGCAGTACCCTACGCCTCCACCATAAACACACTAATAGAGTATCGCTAATATTAGTAGAGTATCGTTAGTGTGTTTATGAGGGGGGCGAACTAGGATCGACCGTTGTTAGAAATCGTACTGGAGAGGATAGTCGGAAGACTTTAAATTTAAATAAAAGCAAACTATAATAACTTTGCATTAGCAGCTTAGGCTGTTAGGGGTTTGCCAGTACCTTGCAACAGAAACTGGCACTTATGCGGTCTTGGTGGAATGGTAGACACGAGGATTTATTTTCTGGCTGAGTAAGCTTTACTGGTTCAAATCCAGTAGACCGTACCATAGAGGGTTAATTTAGGAAGGGTGGTGCCTAAACATCACCCGCCCTCCCCTAACAAAAGGAGATTATTATGTTAGAAGTATTTGAAATTTTATTACCAGTAGGAATACTAATTGGTTGTGCTTATGCCATTGGATATATGTCTGGTAGTGAAGCAACAAAAGAGATTTACGACCCAAAAATAAGGAAGTCAGACCTTGACAACCTTCGAAAAATGTAGTATAATATAGACAATGAACAATTATATACAAATATACAAAGATGTTTTAGACCCTAGTTATTGTAAAGATTTAATTGATAGGTTTGAGAAGAACGAAGAACACCATGAGACACATGACCAAGGGCCTATGTCATTCACACAAATTAATTTCAATCAACATTTAGAATATCAAGATGATGTAGCACAACTATCTAATCTTTATAACAAATATGTAAGTAAATATAAAAAAGATTGTGCTATACATCAAACACAATGGCCTCAACAGTATGCCTTTGAACAAATAAGATTAAAAAGATATTTAGCGAACGATAAGGATGAATTTGCACCTCATGTAGATTCTATTAGTGTCGAATCTGCTAAAAGATTTCTAGTATTTTTTATATATCTAGATGACAATGAAAGAGGAGAAACTAATTTTCCTCAATTAGGCCTGGCGTCACCATGTAAGCAAGGTTCTATGTTAATGTTTCCACCATTATGGCCTTGGGTTCATCAAGGTATGAAACCAGTTGAGAAACCAAAATACATGGTAGGAAGTTATTTACATTACAGATGAGTATAATTACACCTAACAAGTTTGCTATAATCGTAGAAGATATAGTAAGAAAAAAAAGAGTAAGTTATATAGACGCCGTTATTATGTATTGTGCAGAAAATCAAATTGATCCATCAACAACAAAATCTATGATTAACAAACAACTAAAAGAAAAAATAACATATGAAGCTCAAGGGTTGAATATGTTAAAAGAAAAAACAGCAAAATTACCAATATAAAGGAGAAAATTATGACAGGAGCAGAAATAGCATTAGTAGTGTTCGCAACACTATGGATTGTAGGAGTATTATCAGAATGAAAACATTATATGATAATATTTTTAAATTTAGAACAGGCGATACTGATGAAAAGGGTGGTTGCACCTTTATAGGTGGTTCGTGGGTAGATAAAACAACAGACGAACTATTTAAAGATAAAAAAATTATATTGTTTGGTTTACCAGGTGCATTTACACCAACTTGCTCAGGCGAACAGTTGCCTAAGTATGAGGAAAGATATGATGAATTTGTATCAAATGGTATAGATGATGTTTATTGTATATCAGTAAATGACGCCTTTGTTATGAATGCTTGGGCTAGAGACCTGGGTATTGAAAAAGTTAAAATGATACCTGATGGTAATGGTGCATTTACTAGAAGTTTGGGTATGTTAGTAAATAAACCTGCTCAAGGTTTTGGTATGAGAAGTTGGAGATATTCTGCTTTTATTGATAATAAAGAGGTTCTTCATTTTAACGAAGAACCAGGATTGAACAATTTAGGATTAGATAATGATCCATATGAAGTTTCGGATCCAGATAGTATGTTAGAATATTTTAATATGGCATGGCCATCCGATAACTCAATGGCAAAGTAAGTGAATGGTTTTGAAGTATATAAAGTCTATCTGGCAATCAAACTCCACTTCACAAGCAAAGACCAATCTTACGACTTTCATAAACACAATGGAAGAACAACTGCACGATTGGAAACATTTACTAAAAGAAGGGATAGGTATTACTTTCATAGGCTTTCTAAATCTTATGATAATAAGTCTATTGTTGATTACTTCCTTAGCAATTTTGTTTCTAATACTAACTTATGGGTTGGTGACATCATTGGCAAAGCTGGTGATGAACATTACAAACAATGGTCAAAAAAGATAGAGGCTTTACATTATTATTATGAACAAGATATTGATTATATTATAGAGAAAATGACAACAAAAAACATAAAATTTAATGATTTATTTTTATCAGTAGATGGTCAACATCCACCTATTGTTAAAATGTTTTTGTCAAAGAAGATAAACTTTGAAACATTAATAATATTAGATGATATATTAAAGTTTACAAAAAAACTAAACAAAAATATTACAGAAAAGGTATTGTGGCCTAAACTGTTTGATAGAATGAAAAGATATAAACCTTTTTTGTCATATAATATTACAAAATATAAAATATCTTTACGAGATAAACTGAAGGAGATATAATGAGTGAAGAAGAAAATGGTGTAAAGATAGAAGTACTAACACTTGGTGAAATCATTGTTAAGTTTGAAATGCCTGAACAATTTGTTGATGATATCAATAATATATTTGATGAAAAAGTTGACACAACGGTAGACTGGAGTACTCAACTTGCAGGTAAAATTAAAAAAGAAAAACTAGTTAATCACTTATTAACTGACCAGATAAAAGGTACCTTTCAAATGTGCTTTCAAGAATACTTACAAAGGTCAGGCTCAGTATTATCAAAAACACATCAACTAGTTTTAGATAACGCTTGGATAAATGATATGTATGCTAACGAATATAATCCTTGCCATTTTCATGCAAGTAAAAATAGTTTAGTAGGTTTATCGTCTGTATTATTTTTAAAAACACCTGATACATATGGTGATGAAATAATCAATCCGAATAATCCTTCAAATGGTCATTTAGAATTTATAGGAGGAAGTCAACATTCCTTATCAATGTCTCAAATGAGATTAAGTCCTAAAGTTGGCGACTTCTTTATATTTCCGTACACATTAGTCCATGGTGTTTATCCATTTAGAGATACAGACCAAGTGAGAAGAACATTATCATATAATTGTGATATACTACCTAAAATAATGGTTAAAGCAAAATAAAGGAGATAATATGGGAAAAATGAGAGAGTTTAAATTTACAAATGAACATGATGAGCCAATAGAAGGTGTTGAAACGGTTACTGAAACTAGTTTCAAAAAAGCAGTAAAATCTATTCAGAATAAAATAAAAGACAAATGGGTAATCATTGAGTATATTACCAAAAGAGGTAAAGAGATTAGAAGATTTGTCAAATTACCAATTGGTAGAAAACGAAGATTAGCGAGATAATATGGCAGATGAAGCAGCAAGATTTACAGCAGAACATACCGTTATGGAAGCAGGTATAGAGATAAGAGAATTGAAACATCTATTGGTAATTGCCGAAGATAAGATAGACAAATTGGAAAAAGAAAATACCAAATTGAAAAAAGCGGTAGAATTTCATCAATTGGATCCAGACTTATTGGTATTGGACATTGGTAAAAGACCTTTGGACAAAAAAGATTGGAATAAATAAAAAAAGATGGTGTTGAATGGTAATACTAGTTTAATCAACTTAATGTGTGCCTATATCAGTTGCGAACCAAAGTACCGCCATCTTTTTTTATTTATTCCATTATAGGGGCTTGACAAGGGTCAAGAAATCTGTTATAATAAGATATATGCAAAAGAGAACTAATTACTTTCTTTTTATAGTGCAAGGAAGAGGGTTTCACCAGAGACTCGAACTTGACTTTTTAGGGGTTGCACCCAGGTTTGTAATTTTACCAATTATGAATCACATACTCGGCAGAGTAAAAAAGGTTGTGGCGGTTTAGGAAATGGTATCCGGTCCGTTGCTTGTGGGTAAATCCATAGTCCCACCTATTTCGCATATAAATATTAATGTCGAATAATACAGACAATACGAATACAATAATACATACAAAGGAGATATATGAATACAAGTATTGCGGCCTTAAAAAGGTCAAAGTCTAATCTAGACACACTAATAGGCGAACTATCTAAAGTTGCCGAACCTCAAAAACAAAAAAACTCTTATCAAGATGATAGATTCTGGAAACCAGAACTAGACAAATCTGGTAATGGTTATGCCGTATTGAGATTTTTACCAGCAGTTAAAGACGAAGATTTACCATGGGCAAGATTATGGTCTCATGCATTTCAAGGTCCTGGTGGCTGGTATATTGAAAACAGTTTAACAACACTTAACAAGAAAGATCCAGTTAGTGAATCAAATAGTTTACTATGGAATTCTGGTGTTGAGGCAGACAAAGAAATTGCAAGAAAAAGAAAGCGTAAGTTATCTTATATTGCAAATGTTCTAATTGTTAGTGATTCAAAACATCCTGAAAATGAAGGTCAAGTAAAACTATTTAAGTTTGGTAAGAAAATCTTTGATAAGATTACTGAAGCGATGAAACCTGAATTTGAAGATGAGAAACCAATCAACCCATTTGATTTCTGGGAAGGTGCAAACTTTAAACTGAAAATCAGAAAAGTTGATGGTTACTGGAATTATGACAAATCAGAATTTGATAGTCCATCTACTGTCAAAGATAATGATGAGGCTATTGAAGAATTATGGAATAAACAATTTCCATTAAAACCATTTCTGGCGGCTGATAACTTTAAATCTTATGATGAGCTGAAAAGCAAACTTGATAAAGTTTTAAGTGGCGTTAGAAATACTGGAACGGCTGAAGATGTTATGGACCCACCTACAACACCAACAGTTAGTGAACCAGTTGTAAACGAAACAGCAGATACTCCTACAGTAGATACTACTACTTCGGTTGCTAAGGATGATTCAGAAGATGACGGTGATGATACACTAGATTACTTCTCAAAATTAGCAGAAGAGGATTAATCTCTCCACCTGTTTCTTTATATGGGGGTTAGGATATTGTTTCCTAACCCCTTTTTAATATAAATAATACTATTATATCATGCATAGATTGAGATATCAAATCATATAAAGGAGACTATATATGGAAATTATTACAAAGATTAAGTCATGGGCGGCAGCTTTAGCTGATGTTGGCGTTTCACTTATTGCTTTAGGCATTGTGCTTGAAGTTTTATTTAGTGGACAAAATGTACCGTTCTGGCCTAACATAAGTGTTATAGGTAATGTTCAATCAATTATCGCTGGGTTTAGTGCTCAAGGGTTAGTTGGTTTAGTTGCTGTTTGGGTATTATACTCAATATACACAAAGAAATAGATTATACTATATTGAATATTAAGGGGTGCTTCGGCACCCCTTTTTTTTAGCGTATAAATATGGGTATGAACTTATTTTTTGAAATACTAGTTGAATTTGGTTTACCTGTAGCTTCGGCAGTTGTTATGGGTATTTTTATATACATGATTCTAAAGTATATTTTAGAATCCGTGGTCGGACAAGTTAGTGGTATTCATGGTATTATTATGGCACTAGATAATAGAATTAAAACTATGAACAATGACATGATTAAATTAGACCTATTAATATCTCACGCTTTAAAATTAAGACCAGACGAAGATAGAATCTCCAGAGCAGACGGAAAGACAGACGCTAGGAGAGATTAATGACAATAATAGAAATTTTGAACCAATATGGTTTTGCCACTTTGGCTGCAATCGCCATGGGATGGTTCATATATTTTATATACAAATTTACAACAGAAAATCTTAAATCAAAATTAGGCGAAGCAAATACAGCATTGATTGCTCTACTTGATAGAATTAGAATGTTAGATAATGACCTCATCAGGTTGAGGTCAAAATTGAACACAGTATTGGAGATACAAGAAAATGAACGAAGGAATGACAAGTCAAAAGAATCAAAGAGAATATCTGAAAGCAATAAAAAATAATGGTATCATTATAATTGCTTTTGTAGTGCCAGTTTTTATCATTGTTACAATTTTAGATTACATCCTA